ATCATCATTTATTTTTCTTTTCTTCAAGCTTTTTTTCATATGTTTCAACAAAATCATTGATATAATCAGTATTATTCATTGATGGTTGAAATTTGGATATTGAATCGTTTTGTTCATTAAATAAACTACCACTTAAAAAGGCATTCTCTGCAACTTTGTGTTTTGTGTAAAGTTGTTTTTTCTCACTTTCAATACGACGAAGAAATGCGAACCAAATAATACGAGTAAAATAAGCAAATGGATTTTGAGTCGATTTAGAAGGATCAAAATTATTGACGGCTCTTATGGCATTTTCAATGCCATCACCAATCATTTCTTCTTTGAAAGTATAGTTATTAAAATTAGCTCTACGAGCCGTATTAACAGCAATTTTATATATGCATTCACCAATATAATTATTGATTTGAGGTAATTCTTCATTATTTTCTTTTGCTTTTTTTACAGCATCATAATGCTCAGTCATAGCTTGATAGAATATTTTATTGTCGATATAATTCTTAGTTCTTTTAGCCAATTTTTAAATCCTTTGTTATAATAAATATCATAACTTTATAATATCATAAAAAAAATTAGTTGTAAACCCCATTTAAAAAATTATTCATTTTGGGGTTTACAACTTCTCAGAATGTGTTATAATAGCTATTAAGCTCAACAAGGAAATGTTTATTCTTCTATTTCATCTAACATTTGTTGAAGTTGATCATTAAAAGAAAGTTGTTTTTCATTATGATTTTCTACTGCTAATTCTTGATTAGTTGATACAATTTGTTCTTTGATTTCTTTTTGTTTGTTCAAATATCTATCTATCATGGTTGCCATCAAATGGTGAGCTTCTCCAAGAACAGTTAAAACATGATTTTTGTGTAATAAACAAAAATTATCATTGACGAATGCTAACCAACTTTTAAATACAAATCCTTCTTCTTCAGAAATTTCAAAAGTTATTGGATTCTTAATACAATACTTTTCATCATCTTCATATTCAATTTCTGTAAAAATAATTTCACCATTGATAAGTTTTAAGAGTGTATACATCAAGTTTTCTCCTTAAAAATTAACATTGTTTATTTTGATATCAAACGCTTTTTCTTTTGAATACATCTTCAGTCTTTCAGAGAAATGTTGTACCGCATAATTTTTCCAAGAACCAAGACTAAAATTATCAACGATGTCATAAATCATTGCGTATTCTTTTGATTCATGTTTTCGAATAGATCTTCCAATTGATTGTAAAACTCGAATTTGACTCTTTGATGGACTTGCAAGTATAATATTATGAAGATTAGGAATATTTATGCCTTCTTGAAAAGTTCCATATGACGCAATTATAATTGCATCTACTGAATTGTTTATAACTTCTTGTCTTATTTCTTCACGAATATCAGTATTAACGCCACCATAAACAAAATAAACATTCTTTTTATTATCTGAAATTAAATCATATAATGGCTTGCCATGTTTTTCAACATATTGAAAAAGAACAAGAGTATTTCCTTTAAGTGACCATGCTAAATTTCGAATAAATTTATTTCGTTTTTCATGTGTTACAATATAATCCATTTCAGAATGATAATCTGGCTTAAGTTTTCTTATTTTTTTTCGTTCTTCTTGTGGATATGTAAGAATGAGATTATTTATTTTTATTTGTGCAAGGACATTTGTTTCAATAAGTTCGCTTGTCGTAGTCACTTTTGTGATCGGTCCAAACATACCAGTTAAAGCCATTTCATTTGTCTGAGAACCATCAAGAGTACCAGTAAAACCTAAACGGTATTGAGCATTGGTAAGTTTAGTCATAATGGATGTAAGAGATTTTGCTTTGAATGTATGAACTTCGTCACCGATAATGGCATCGAATTTTTCAAAAAATTCTTTCTTCTCTTTATAGATTGACTGCCATGTTGAAATGATAATTTGATCTTTACTTTGTTTATCACTCGGCGAACGAATAGAAGTCATCTGAATTGCATTATCATTATTATATTCTTGAAAATCAGACATCATCTGAGTAATCAAAGAAGTTCTATGTACAATAATAAGTATTCTTTTATTAAGGCTTTGAAGATATCTAATAATAAGATAAATGATAAATGATTTGCCACTTCCTGTAGGCGAAATAAGTATTTTTCGTTTATTTTGAAGAGCTTCTAAAATCGCGGAATTCTGATAATCACGAAGTTGAAATTTTGTATGATCAGAAAGCATATATCCTAAGTTATTCGGAATATTTTCATTTATTTCTAACTCTGGATCGATAATACACTGATATCTACGACGATTGCAAAAATCAATGATAGCATCTTTTAGTCCCGCTCCAATCTCTCTCGTCTGCGTGTTCAGAAGTCGTATTTTTCCATCCCAAAGTTTGTTGCGAACTATCGGATGAAATCGCGCATTTTCAATTTCAAACGTGAAATATTCTGATATTTCATATAGTAGACCCATTTCGCAGTCGACATATAAGTTCACTTCATCTTTTTTTATTAGTTTTATGATATCAGGCATTCTAAAAACTCTTTCGTATAAATAGAAATGAAGGTCACGATGTTAGAGCATCCACCTTCTCTAGTCCTAAACATCACTAAAGGATACCAGCTTATGTCTATTTATACACTCAATACTTAACTCAAACCGAGTTTCAATTTCTCGAATTGCAGCATTGTATTTAGAAGAAATCCTCTGTTATTTAAGGATTTCAAAATTCCTTCTAAAAGATCAACTTTTTCATGTTGTTCACCGATTTTCAATTTTATCTTGATAACTAATGGGTCACTGTCAAGATAGTTTTTGATGTCAGATTTTAACACACGTTTGAGATACGGTTCCCATCCATATTTTCGAAGTTCCTCCTCGGGAAGAGTGCCGTCATAAAATTCTGAACGAAGAAGTAATAGTTTTTTTTGATCAGCCTCTAGACGACGTTGAATTTGGTGTTCGCTTGTAAGCATCCTGTAATATTTTGCATGCAGTTTAGGAATTTTTCGCGCTTCTTCAGCAAGATCTGTGGGATCAATATTTGTATCTTCATCCCACATATCATGTATATCTTCAAGTGTATGCATCAATAATGTTATTCTCCGGAATTTTCGGCCATTCAATATTAACGTTATCCATTGAAACTGTGATACCGCATTCAGTGTTTATAGAATTTTTACCATGATTTTCTACACGATGCCGAAGTTCCGTTGTTGAAAACTTATGATCGCGCTTGTTATAATGAATAGAAATTCCACGAGTATCGCAAATACTTTTACCGGTGTATTCAGTATCTTTATATTCTTCGCCAATGAATCTAATATTAATGGGAAATGTCATAAGAATGTCACAAAGGTCTTGTTCAGTTTCATATGGTATAATTTCATTTACATATTTACAGCCAAAAAGTTGAATGTATCTTTCTATAAGAGATTGAATAGGTTTATTCTTATACTCTCGTTCAATTCGAGGATTTACATGTAAACCACAAATCAAATAATCACAATGTTCTTTAGCTTCTTTAAGCATTGAAATATGACCAGCATGTAAAAGATCAAAAGCTGATGCAGTAAAGCCAATTTTCATTTATTATTTCTCCATAATTTTTATTAATCATATTGTACTTATTGTAAATTGCTGATATTTAAATGTAACAGTTGCAGTTGGATATTGGATATCATTTGCAGTAACATCTAAATCAATTGATGATAGACTGATTGGAAAAATATTTTGAAATACAATAGAAATATTTGCATTATGATTGCTATTCATAACAGTAAGAGTAGCATCAGAGTAAAGTCGTTCACCAAGTGGATTATCCGTACTTGCTAAATTTGAGTGTTGAGTGAAATTATCTGGAAATGTTAAGCCAACAATCCAATTGAAGATTTCCAGATAATTATTCATATCTTCGTCAACTCGAAAATCCAATGAAAGATCCTCAAATTGAACTTTATCTGCAGAAAACCCAAGTTCATTGAATGGAGTTGCTAAAGGAGCAAAACCAGATGTCAATCCAGGTATAGACACTTTTTGCGTGTAATATTCAATATTCGGTGCTCTTTTTAAAGAGAATAAAAATCCTACTGGTGAGAGAAAATTTTGAGCCATAAATAGATCCTTAAGGTGATTTATGACTTATTTATATACCAACTCTTCGATAATAAAACGATTTTTATGAAATGACGAATTGGTCGTATATAATACTGTCGGAATCTTAAAATGATTAATGCATGAACGACAGCCTTTGCACGGCTTTGACAAGCCATACATCATCTCTCCACTTAAATCATCTTTGAAGCGAATGCGGCACACATAAAGAGAACATTTTGAAAGCAAATCTGCTTCAATCTTTTTCAAAGCATTATGAATGGCATTCGTTTCAGCATGCCAAAAAATGGCATCTTCATGTTTTTGGTATTGAGACTGAAATGGGTGTGATTTTCGTTTAGCCACACCATATGATATAACATTGCCACGATAAAGAATAGCGGCACTATGACGGTGCCGCTTATCAGTTATATCCATCGCAATAGTTTTAAGGTTATCAAAAACCTCACGGTGGATCATTTCAATACCCTCCTTACCCTTTCAATAGTCCAGCGAAAATACTCATCCGGCGTCATATAATCTTGAAGCACTCTATCGATAGCATTTAAGATTGTTTCATCGGGTTCAATTACATCATCACTGTTATCTATCTTATCTGGTTTAGCACATAGCTTATAATAATCTTTAAGTGCACGAATGACAAAAAAATCTTCATCTTCAAGCCCTTGAATAATATCAGCTGCCAGTAAAACATCCTCACACTGCAAAATGTCTAATTGTGAGGACATTTTTCTCAATCTTTCAATAAGAGCGTAATTATAGTTCATGCGCCACCTCCTCCCATTTCATCAAGACGTTTAGCTACTTTACTCATCTTTGCTATCCTCTTTAACCTTTTTTCCGTGCTGGCGGTGGAATCGAACCACATTAAATTATTCCTTCTTTTATTATCGGAGTTGAACCGACAACCTTCCACAAGGACCAGCATTAATCATCCCAAGCTGCCGCATAATGACTGCAACTATTTTTCCAGAGCCTCACTGATGGCTTTAAGGACATCAGCCATACGGCGAAAGGCTTCTTCACCTTCATCGATGCCCTTGGGTATACATGCCGCAGGACCAAACCCTCCCTGATTTAGCCTACGAGCAGCCTCATCACATATCTCAGCGGTAGGATATTCCATAGGTGATGCTAACATTGATGCTACTAAAAGCCACTTCACGATCCATACTCCCACATATCACACGGTGAAGGAACTCTGGTGTCTAATTTTAGACAATGTTTAATTGTTGTGTCCATTTCCCTTGGTTGATATATATAATATAATACCTCGAGCCTGGTTTGTAAACCCCCTATGTAAAATTTTTTTGAAAAAAATCATTTTTTTGGAAACTTTTTTCACAAGCGATTGTTTTGGCACTTTATTTTTTTCAAACTCCCTCTGACGTGCACCATGACCTATAATCATACACCTTTGGCAAATCTGTGTAGGAGAGAGGGTGCAAGCACAAAATCAATGGCTTAGGTGCACATCAAAATCAAAGTAAATCAATCACTTATGAAAAAAGTTTCTAAAAAATCATTTTTTTTCGCATAGAGGGTTTACAAGCACCCTAAGAGGTATTATATTATATAAAGGATTAATGAGGAATGAAGGAATCCCAAATGAAGTGGCTTTTATGTGGCCAGGTTGCTATTGGCTATCTGCTTGGTGCACATAGCAGATAGCCAAGGCTATCTGCTTGGTGCACATAGCAGTAAAGGCTTAAAATAAGGTGAAAGGAAAGTTTGATAAATATGAGTATGCATCTGCTGCCAAGCTATTGGACGACCTGCGCAAATACAACCAAAAGACGTAAACAAAAGAGGTCTAATAAACAGCTTGCAGCAGATGCTGCTCATAAAAAGTTTCTCAAAAAACATGGCTTTGATCCCGACAGGAAAAAATCAAAATCGCAACCGAGTGTGGGAAAGTCTGGTAATCCGCCGGCTTTGGGAGCTGGAAATCGCAAGTTCGAATCTTGCCACTCGGACCAATTCTACAACGAAACATCTTCAAAGCAGAAACCGAACACATACACTGGCAAACGGAAGTTGCTGGGTATTGCAACAATGCACAAATCCAATATGGTGCCTGTATTTTCAGAAGAAGATGCAGAACAAATCTCAAAAATGAGGCGATGAAAAATTGACTAATTCATCTGATCTTCTACAGTTGACTAAGAAAGCAATGCAAGCTGTCCAAGAAGGCTATAATTGGGCTATCTTAGATCACTGGGATGATGGATATTATATTAGAGTAGATAATCCTTTATTCGAAGAAGACAACGGCAGCGATCCATATCTTATTTTACACATCTCGAGGACTGAATAATGAAAGTTACTATTGATCTTGAGTATGAGCAAGTTGATGCTATTGTAGTTGATGAGCTTAAAAAACAATATAGTGATCTTAAACAAAGTCTTTATGGAAGGCGAAATGGTAGGAATGAATTTGGAGTTTTTTCTTCTGATAAAAAGAAGGATATCAATCTAATTAAGAAGCAGCTGAGTTCTCTCAGAAGGGTTCTCAGGTGGAACATGGACGTGGAGGACTATAGGAAGTGGCGTGATGACCAAAAAAACGGTGATTGATCCCCCGAGTGGGTGGAAGTATGGTTTTCCCAAATTCCTCCCCGACTATGTGACAGACGTGAAAGCGTGGCTTGTTGAGCAGGGATATCCAGCTCGCGAGATCGAGGCTTGTGGTAAACATTTTTATTGCCGCTATTGGGAAACGGATGAAGAGTGATGGTTAAATTCGAGGAGGACTCTTATGACAACTGAGACATATTGGAATGAAAACGGCCGTTATCAGGCTAATCTAGAAAAGCTGGAGAATCTCGTTCCTGGCTCAGGACCAGCTGAAACATTCAAGGGTGAGCTGTTTCGTGCAGCGAGTCGAATCTATTATGATTATTACAATAATGGATTCGGGAATACGTGGGAAGGCCCTGCTCGTTTGCTGATGACATATGTGAAATTTCCAAATCACATCAAAGATCTGCTCGAAGAGCATATGAGTGGTGAGATCTGTCACACAAACTGTGATGAGGATATTGAAGAGATGATGGATCTGACGATTCAAGCTCTTCTCGTTATGCCAGAAACTCCAAACAACATCGACATGTGGGAAATAGGTAAATACGTCTAAAAGGAAAGGGAAGATGAGATCTCCTATACACAAGTCGCTGTTTGTGAAGGATTCTCCTTTCAGACAGCGAGTAGTTAAAAACAAGAAGGGTGGAAAATACACCCGCAAGATTAAACACCGTCAGCGGGAAAACTGACAATGCTAGAAAGTGCTGTTATGGGGCTGTTGATGTCAGCAGTCCTTAATAATCACTTAACCTCTCCTCACATTGAGCAGCAGCTACAGTGTCTCACAGAAGCTGTTTATTTTGAGGCGAGATCAGAGCCCCTAGAAGGGCGAATAGCTGTTGCCAATGTGATTCTCAATCGCGTACAATCAAAAAAATATCCAAACACGATATGTAAGGTTATTAGGCAGAAAAGAAGAGGTATTTGTCAATTCTCCTATTTCTGTGATGGAAAACCGGAAAAATTTACAAATAAAAAAGCCTTCGTGAGTGCCAAACGTGTTGCTTTGCAGGTATACTTAACTCATAAGATCAAAGATATCACAGATGGTTCTCTATGGTATCATGCAACTTATGTAAAACCAGTGTGGAGAAAATCGTTAGTCAAAGTTAAACAAATCGGGCAACACATCTTTTACAAGAAAAGCTGAACAAATAGTCCATAACCTTTATAATTTTCACAACTACTTGGAGAAATTTAATATGCTTGATATGACCACTATGGAAATTCTACTCGACCGAGATACCGAGAATAGAGAAACAGTTCTTACGAAACCAGAAGGCAATAGAGAGATTTATAGCAATCTTCTAAAGAGGAATATTTGCCGTGTTGTCTTTGAGAAAGTTAATGGCGAAATGCGTGACATGGTTTGTACGCTTTTAGCAGATTTTCTTCCAGAGCAAACAGGTGACTCGAAGAGCAAGTCGCTTGCTCGAGAAGATTATATTTCTGTTTGGGATATTAATGCTAATAACTGGCGTAGTTTCAAGGTTGCAAATGTGAAGCATTTTGCGATTAAGGATGCATAGATGAGATTATTTTAAAATGATGACAAATAAACAATACAAAACGCATATGTTATATATGGATATTGCTGAAAGGATTGCCCAACAATCATATTCAAAAAGAAACCAAGTGGGATGTGTTATTGTTAAGGGCGATAACATTATTTCAATGGGGTGGAATGGTATGCCATCTGGAATGAATAATGAATGTGAATACGAAGAAAATGGAAAACTTATTACTAAATCTGAAGTATTACATGCTGAAATGAATGCTCTTATGAAATTAGCAAAAACTGGCAATTCATCTGATAAAGCAATAATATATACTTCTCTTTCTCCATGTTTTGAATGTGCAAAGAGCATTTATCAAGCTGGCATTCTTGAAGTTTATTACAAAGACATATATAGAAATACAGATGGATTGAATTTTTTATCACAGCGCAAAATATATACTAAACAATTATTGAATTCAATACCTTGTAAAGCTTAATAGCTATTATAACACATTCTGAGAAGTTGTAAACCCCAAAATGAATAATTTTTTAAATGGGGTTTACATAGCAAAAAATTTATATTAAAATAAATATTATGTTCAAGTGCTAAAGGAGAATAAAGTACTATGGCAAAAGGCAAAACGTCCAAGCGCAAGGGTTATGTTTCTAAAGGCCTGGTTGGAAAAAATAAGCAGATCCTTAAACAAATGAGAAGAGATAATAGTGATTTTCTATCGCGCTTCAATCGCGCGATGAAAGCATGGCAGAAAGGTCAAGGCCAGTTTGCACCAAAAATTATTCGAGATAGTTTAGGAGTTGCTCATGGCGAAACTTATCGTGATTGGGCATTTCCACGAAAAGAAAAAAATAAACTCAAGGAGTTACTTGATCAATGACATTTGTTATTCATGCACAATTAGATAGTGATGAGGCAAAAGCTCAAGAAGCAAAAAAAATTGTAAAGCAGTATGATCAAGAAAAATTTCTAATTATTTATGAAACACCAAATGTGCCATTTCATATTGTATATGGAGATAAAACTTTTTTCAAACTTCAAGAATTATCCCATTTTTTGAAAGAAAAATACTATGGTTGATATCATTAACGGTAAATTACAATTCAATGAGTTAAATAAAGATTCATCTGGTGGAACAGAGATGATTGCCAGACAATTAGCATCTAGAATAAACAAGGACTTAATGGATGGTGTTCAAATTATTCATTCAAGACCACGTGAACTTAAATCAGACTTAAAAAAAATTCTTGTATGCCATGATCTTGCCGGTGATCCTGAAATTTTGCATTTGCAAAATGAGTCTGGAAGAAGTCGATACGATCATATTGTATTTGTTTCTCATTGGCAATTTCAACAATATAATAATTTTCTAAAAGTTCCATTTAAGAACACAAGTATTTTAAAAAATGCTATTGATCCTATCGAGGATCATGCAAAACCTAATAATATTAAAGAGCAAATCAATTTAATTTACCATACAACTCCACATCGTGGATTGGAATTACTATTTCCAGTGTTTGAACATTTAGCTAAGGAATTTCCTAATATTCATCTTGATGTTTATAGCTCATTTGAAATTTATGGATGGAAGCAAAGAGATGAGCCATATAAGCAGCTTTTTGAAAATATCAAAGCGCATCCTCAATGTACATATCATGGATTTCAACCAAACGAGGTAGTAAGAGAAGCTTTGAAAAAAGCTCATATTTTTGCATATCCATCTATTTGGCAAGAGACGAGTTGTATTGCTCTTATGGAAGCTATGAGTGCTGGTTGCATCTGTGTTCATCCAGACTATGGAGCATTATTGGAGACTTCTAGTAATTTTACTCAAATGTATCGATGGACAGAAAATCTTAATGATCATATGCAAGTCTTTTATGAAAAATTAAAATATGAAATTGATTATATAATGCAGTATGGTTTTTCTGCCAATGAAGATGCTAAATATTTTATTGATGACTACCATTGTTGGGATATTCGAGTTCGACAATGGGAAGATCTTTTAGATTCACTTACAAATTATGAATAAGGAATGCTATATTGAGTAAACGGAAGGCGATTAAACTGTGAGGTATTTCTCCTATAATGTTCCAACTATGCAGGAAGATGGTGAAGTTATTGATGATGAAATCAAAACTGTATCGGAAGATGATATTAGAACAGAATATTTTCCTCAATGGGAACAACGGATGATTAAGAAATATGGTAAAGATCTCTATAACGAAACTTTCTGTTTTCTTGATTGCGTTGATGATTTTATTGTTGTTAATTGGGCATGGGAAGTAAAAGAATGATAATTGTAGACATGAATCAGGTTATGATTTCTAATATCATGAAACAGATAGGAAATCATACAAATATGGTATTTGAAGAAGACCTTGTAAGACATATGGTTTTGAATTCTCTTCGTTCATACCGACAAAAATTTGTAAGAGAGTATGGTGAACTTGTGCTTTGCTTTGATAATAAAGGATCTTGGCGGCGTGATGTTTATCCATATTATAAAGCGAATCGTAAAAAAGATAGAGATAAATCAGAAATCAATTGGCAACGTCTTTTTGAGATTATGAATACTATTCGGTCTGAACTTGAAACATACTTTCCTTATAAAATTATTTTAAGCGAAAAAGCTGAAGCTGATGATATTATTGGAACACTCTGTAATGAATATGGTACTTTACTGAATAATAGTTCAAGTGAATCAATTCTTATTCTTTCAGGTGATAAAGATTTTATTCAACTTCAGAAATATGCTAATGTAAAACAATATAATCCTGTTCTAAAAAAATTTATTATTCATAATAATCCAGAAAGTTATTTGAAAGAGCATATTTTAATTGGAGATCGAAGCGACGGTATTCCTAATGCATTATCGCCCGATGACTGTTTTGTGATGAATAAAAGACAAAAAGTCTTGACACAAAAAAGAAAGGACTTATATCTTAATTCAGAAGAAATCCATGATGATATTAAATATGGGTGGAAACGAAATGAGATGCTTATTGATCTTACATTTACTCCAGCAAAAATTCAAAAAGAGATTTTAAATAAATATAACGATAATAACTTAAATGATAGAAGTAAACTCTTTGGATATTTTGTCGAGTATAAACTAAAAAACCTTTTGAACTCAATTGGAGATTTTTAAAAATGGCTATTACATGTATTTCTGAAATTTTACGTACTGCTTCCTCAATGAAGGATAAAAAGAAAAAAATCGAATTCTTACAAAAAAATAACCAAAAAGCGATAAAAACCGTTTTGAAAGCAATGTATGATCCAGGATTGGAAAGTTTATTGCCAGAAGGTGAACCATCTTATAACCCAGCAGAAGATGCTGAAGCAGAAGGTATTCTTTATAAGCAATCTAAACAGATTCCTTATTTCTTTAAAGGAACTGGTCATGACGCAATGAAGCAAGTTTATAGAGAAAATATTTTTATTAGACTTTTAGAATCTGTTGACCCAAAAGATGCTAAATTATTAATAGCAATGAAAGACAAAAAACAATATAGTGGATTAACGATAGAAATTCTAAACTCAGCATATCCAAATCTTATTCCGGAAAAAAGTAATTAACAATGGGCAAGACAAGACGTTTTAATAAAGAAAATTATTTGTACGAAGATGAAGAAAATTTTTATCGTTTTCGTAGAAAGCCAAAAAATAAATCTAAAACAAAAGTTGATATTGTACAAGAAAAACGGAAACAAAAAATAAAATCATTCCAAAATTTTGATAAGGATTGTTAATGCCTACTTACTCATTTCAGCATAAAAAAACTGGTGAAACAACTAGAATATTTTGTACTTATACAGAAGCATTGGGAATTGATAAAGCAGGCGAATGGAAAATGCTTCTTTCTGCTCCTAGTATCGTAACTGGAACTGGATCATCAATGTCATCAAAGATTGATGGTGGGTTTAATGATGTTTTAAATGGAATGAAAAAATTTTACAAGAACTCTACTATTGATACAAAATAATGCTTACATTTAAAGAATATTTAAAAGAGACAGAAGCACAACTTAAAGCTGCTGGCGTGAAAGGTTACAATCAACCAAAAGCTACTCCTTCTCATCCAACTAAATCACATGTTGTTGTAGCAAAAGATGGTGATAATATTAAACTTATTCGCTTTGGAGAGCAAGGAGCAAAAGTTGCTGGAGCTCCAAAGAAAGGTGAATCAGATAAAATGAAGAAAAAACGAGCTTCATTTAAAGCAAGGCATGCTAAAAATATTGCCAAAGGTAAAATGAGTGCTGCATATTGGGCAGATAAAGTTAAATGGTAGTGTATAAAGGAGTTTTATGTTAGTTTCCCCAGAATCAACAAAGAATAATCGAAGAAAACGTCGAAAATCTAACGATAAACAAGGAAATTTATTTTTAAAATCTATATTACCACTTACTGATTCTCAGAAAGATGCATTTGAGAGTTATTATGAAAAAGCAAATCTTCTTCTTCATGGGTGCCCAGGAACAGGGAAAACGTTTATAGGATTATATCTTGCTCTTGAATCAATACTTGTAAAGAATGAATATAAGAAATTAATAATTATTCGATCGGCTGTTCCATCAAGACAAATTGGATTTATGCCTGGAAATGAAAAAGAAAAAATAAAACATTATGAAGTTCCATATGAAAATATTATAGGAACTTTATTAAATAGAGATGATGGATACAGTGTACTTAAAAGTAAAAATTTTATTGAATTTACAACAACCTCATTTTTAAGAGGTACTACGTTTGATAATTCTGTTATTCTTGTTGACGAAATTCAAAATATGAGCAGTATAGAATTACATACAATTATTACACGAGTTGGAGAAAATAGTCGAATTATTTTTTGTGGTGATATTAAACAGGATGATTTAACAAGTGAACGTTATCATGAAGAGAGTGGTATTGAACCATTTCTTGATATTATTGAAGAGATGACAGAGTTTGAATTTGTTGAATTTGATATTCCAGACATTGTAAGATCAACTTTACTAAAATCATATATAATTGCAAGAAACAAATTAGGATTATAAAAAATGAAATTTGTACATGATTTGATTGAATTTGAAAAAATCAAAGATGGAATGACCACATTCGGAAGATATTATGAGACACCTAAAGGAAAACAATATCCTTCTGTTACAACGGTTATAGGAAAAGCTGATAAAAGTCAAGGCTTGATAGAATGGAGAAAAAGAATTGGCGAAGTTGAAGCCGATAAAATTCTATATCAAGCCGGTCAGATAGGCACCGCCGTTCATAAAATTATTGAAGACTATTTGAATAATGATGAAGATTATTTAACAGAACATCAATATGCTAACATTGATTTATTTAAAACTCTTCAACCTATTCTAGATACGCGCGTGAATAACATACGCGCGCAAGAAGCAGCATTATATTCTGATTTTTTAAAAGTTGGTGGTAGAGTTGATTGCATTGCAGAATTTGATGGAAAATTATCCATTATTGATTTTAAAACTTCACGATCTCCTAAAAAAGAAGAATGGATTGAATCATACTTTATGCAAGCTGCAGCATATGCAGTAATGTTTGAAGAAAGAACTCAAATTCCAATAACTCAATTAGTGATTTTAATTACCGGCACATATGGGTCTCAAATTTTTATTAAACAGCGAGATAACTATATTAAGCAATTTATGAAATTAAGAGTTCGATTCGAAAAAGATCTTTTAGAATTACAAGGAGAAACATAATTATGTTTTTGAATCTTTTAAATAAACAATTTTTTATCCTTCTTATTATTTTGGCATCTATTATTATATCAATTCCAAAGCCATCAATTTCGCAAGCTCTTCAGAAAGAAGCCGTGTCTATTTATTGTGATCATGATTTAAATAGAGCTCTCAATATTGTTATGGTAAAACAAAACATGAAAATCATCTTTCATGGTACAGTTGAAGAAATCAATTCTAATGCTTCAAATGACATATTTGTCTTTGCCAATGATAACTCTTTCCTTCTCGCATTCACTGAAATAAATAACAAAAATGCGAAATTTTGTATACTCGCTTGGCCTAAGTTAATGTCAGCCGATCCTGATTTAGAACTTCCAAAACTTGATAAAAGAAATATTCCTGATCGAAAGCTATAAGTTCATAATTTTTGATAAAAAAAAAGAGGGAGCATTTGCTCCCTCTTAGTTTCAGTGGATTATCTCCACTTTTTTTATTACATGATGTTAGAAATAGTCACGTTGCGATAGTAGTTGTTGTTGGTTGCCGTTGGAGCACCAGATTGATCAGCAACTTCAGCAAATGGATTCGTGACCATTCCATACCGAGTCTTAAATCCAATCTTTGGCTGGAAGCTATTCTCACCGACTGCCCGAACCATCTGTAGTGGAACATATGGGCAATAGAAGAGACCGGCATCAAAAGCATTTGAGCCCTTATAACCAACAATCATATAGTTACCGCCAGCATATGGGTCAACATAAACTCTCATACGACCATTGAGAACACCAGCAAAGGTATTGCCTGTGTCATCAACTTGTAGGTTATTAGAGTTAAGAGCTGGTGTATAATCAAGGACACCGGCCATCTGAAGAGCAGATGCTACATCTGAAGAACAGATAACTAGGTTACCTTTACCACGACGAGTAAGTTTAGCAATCTGATTTGCTTCTTTCTCAATCTGGAACATTAGACCTTTGAACTTCTCAACTAACCAACGACCATTTGAGTCAACGTCTAGATCAAAAGTACCGGCAGTTGCAGTACCATCCTGTGCACCAGCAACAGCGTTGGTAAAGATTGTACGAATAACTTCGCGATTGATTTCAGCTAGAATCTCAGTAGAGAGAATATTTGCTAGCTCAGTCTCAGCATCTAGACCGTGAATAGCCTTTAGATCCTGAGCAAGTTCAGTGGTATATTCTGCCTTGAGTGCACGAGACTTAGCAGTTACAGTCACCTTATCAATGGTGAAACCCATCTCTAGGTATGCAGTATTAGATTCCATATTGGCAGTCGTTACACCAGTACCAGTTGTTTCAGAACCAGCACCCAGAGCATTGGCATGTGTACCTGTACCAGAGAAGTCCGTATCAGCTTCATTAAAGAGAGCTTCAGTACCAGCTGGGTATGCCTCAATACCACCAGTAGTATTTGCATACTGTGCGCGCATAGCAAAGATAAGACCAGATGGGCCTGTCATTGGCTGAACACCACAGAGATCATATGCCATTAGGTTTGGTGCAGCTCTTCGAAGAAGAGTAATAAGCACTGGATCATAGGTTTTTACATTACCGGTACCATCTTGAGCAAGGTTTGTCTCAGTTAGATTAGTAAAACTATGTGGTGACCACTCTACTTGCTCTTGAAGAGCTTTATAGGTGTTTTCAAGCAAAGCAGCAGTAACATTTCTTTTATGAGCATCCTTGATAGGCTCAAGGTCTTCATGCTCTAGAATTGGCTTCCACTTTGCAATTAGTTCTTCATTTAGTAAATTCATTTTTGAAGGTCTCCCTTGGTTTTATTTTATTTATTTATATTTTTATGATTTTCCAAAAGACCTAGAAATGCTTTTGGCAAAGGCTGCTACATCTGGATCAATATATCTTACATTATTCTCATTTCCAATTTCAGAACTACTGTTTAATTCTTCTAATTCTTCGGTAAGATTTTTAGAGTTTGAACCAAAATATTTTTCTTTAATAATTGTTGCTTTTCTTTTAAAAGAATCAATATCTTCATACTCTAAATCTTCAGTAAGTACTTTAAGTTTCTCAACTTGAGTTTGTGCTAAACCCTCAGAGATTTCATCAATTACATCATTACGAAGAGCTTCATTTACAACTTTATTGAGTTCGATATTTGAATTGATTTCTTCATTAAGCTTTGATTCAAGCATTTCAATCTGTTCAGCCATTTCAGCAACAACATCAACACTCTCTTCTGGAATATCAATATTATGTTCAACAAATACACTCTTGAGTCCTTCAAGAAGTGATTCAGCAATCTCTGACTTAATACCAGCTTCAATAGCAAGAGCATTTTCTTCCATATACCGAGTAGTAAGATAATCAAAGTATGAATCAATCTTTTCGACAAGCTCTTCAGTTGCTTGAGCAACTTGTTCGACTAAATCGTTATCAAATTGTTCTTGAATGTCAAGAATTTTAGCAGAAACTTTTTCGTTTACTGCAGCTTCAAAAATGACTGAAGCCTTTTCTTTAAATTCTTCAGTGAGATCTTCTCCATCAAACATTTCTGAAACGTGCTCCCCCATTGTTTTATCTGCGGCCCTTGATGGGCTCTTCTTTGTAGTAACGGTGTCAATAAGATCACCGCCTTCTTTATTTACGCCATCAGAAACTTTTTCAGCTTTATCGCCTGGTGGGTTTTTATCAGCTTTTCGTTTGGCGACTTTTGTATCAATTGAATCCATAGTCTTATTTTCGCTACCACTGGCATCGAATTCCTGAAGTTGGTCTAATTGCTCAGACATATTAACTCTCCTCAATATTTGTTTTGTTTATTTATATATTTTATAATTTTGAAATAGAATGGACAAATTTAGAGAATAGATTAAACTTTTGTTCTTCAAGTTCTCTTACATTCATCTTCTTTGCTTCTGTAACAATACGATCAATTGCTTCTTCTTTCATCCAACAACCAGCTGCAACATCATAATAATATTCAACTCCCTCCATAATACCTTTTACAAAAGCATCTGGAGCTGATGGATCCGCAACAATATCACCAGCAGTAGCTAACATAAAATCATCTTGAACTTCCAAAATACCATTCTTATTTTGTTTCAAAGAGCCAAGACCGCGCGAAGAAACGCCAAGTGTTGCACCTTCGTCCATGAGATTTTTTACAATTTTACCCATAGGAGTATCCATAATTTTTGCTTTACCTATAATATTTGAACCATCTTGTTTAAGTTCAGTTACAAGATGAGATACACGATCTAGGTTAATGGTTGGGCCTTGAGGATGACCAAGTTCGCCATAAGCTCTATTTTTCTTCACGTATTGTTCATTATAACGATTAACTTCTTTAGCAAGAACTTGTGAAGGATATACACGACCATTGCGATTCTTAATATCGCCTTGCATCCA